CAAAATTGAAAATATAGTGAATGCTGGAAAGGGTCTCAATATATTCGCAAGTCAAACTTCAACCATGGGTACGGCCAAGGTGACCATTTTAGAAAATAGTAATGTGGGCATTGGAACAACACAACCACAAGGTCTCTTCCAAACATCTGGTGGATCTGCATTTATTAACCAACAAGTTACGAGACGCAACAACTATAACCATCTTAACACCCCACTCGTCGTGAATAACACAACTGAAACCACAGTCATCAATTCAACATCTAACGTGATGCAACTCACTCGAGAAGGTACGGGTTCTAAGTATGGTGCTAGAGCTGCATTCAAGTTGGGTAAGTGGGACATGACGGATAGTAAATCCAAAACACGTCTCGACATAGACTTAGCTGACGATGATTACGTGGTGGACACAAATATCATAACTATTCGGAGTGATGGTAAGGTTGGTATTGGTCATTCGGAGCCAGAAGCGTATCTCGAAGTCAAGTGTGAAGGTATAGCGCAACCAGGTATGGTGGTACATAACCATGACAACGGTGACGCTATCATCTCTATGGAAACGGATTTGGCTAGTGGAAATGCGTTCACGAGCTATGTGAATGGTAATGCTGGGTGGTCGGCGGGTATAACTGGTGCTCAAGGTGATTACAGAATTACTGATAACGCAACAGAAGTTTCTGATGTCGTGACGACTGCAGTTTACATCAGTGGTAGTACCCGCGACGTGGGTATAAGCACCGATGCACCTCGGGGTAAATTAGAAGTCAATGGAGACCTCGTCATTGGAAACACGCTCACATTTGGTGGCCTCGCAGGAAGTCTATTCGGTAACACACAATTCATAGAGAGGCGTTATGGTGAAAATCAGGCTAAAAACGAACTCGTCATATACAAAGGTAACAAGGGTTCTGGTTTAGAAGGTAAAACAAGAATAAGACACATCGCAGCTGAGCATTTATTCCAGACCTATGATGATGCGGTACTTGATTTTGCAGATGCCAATGGAATTATAAAACTCACAGAAAATGATACGGGTATAGAAGTACCACTCCGTATCACTGATCAGGGTGCAGTTATCATCGGTGGTGGTGTGAATACGACGCCAGCTGAAAGTGCTACAAAACTTGTTGTAGCTGGTAACATCGAATTCACTGCGGGTGGTCAATTCAAACTTACGGGTATCGAGTTTGAGACGACCAATCCTGTTGGAAGTGATTCTGTGAATAAATACAGAAACGTCGCAAATGAGGGTGTTGCGCGCCCAATGACATTTGTTCATGAGATTGCCGACACCGACATCGAATTCGCTCGTTTCGACGGTGCTGGTCGTCTTGGTATTGGTACCGAGACAGTCAGTTCGAACATACACGTGTATGACTCGAGAACTACTGATCTTGACATGCTCAGACTTGAAAGTCCTGGCACCAACAAGAAGACTGGTATGCTTCTCTACACGACCGCTGGATATGGTGGATACGTGAGAGGTTTTAGGAACTCGACATATTCGACATCGGGTATAACGATCGGTGCAGAAAATGATTTCAGTGAGGCTGATGGTATTAACGTTATACACACAAGTAATGTCGGTATAGGAACTGTAAATCCAGGTACGAAGTTCCATGTGTACGATGGCGTGCCTCGTGTCGAACACTCGACAAGTAACGCCATTATAGAATTTAAGACGACTGGTGGTACATCGAACATTCTCTCAGATACTCTGGGTAATGTGTACATAAATCCAGATTCTACTCATACCGTAGTCAATAGTAATTTAACAATCACGAACGATATTACTGTGGGTGGTAATATTGATCTTGGTGACGCCGTTGCGATCGATTTAGGTGGTGAAACAGCTAATACCGCACTTCAGGTTGGTGGTGGTATCATAACAAATTCCAATCAGGTTGCACACAAACGATATGCTCATACATTTGAACGAGTATTAGGTGATTCACAAGATGTGCAGATAGTTTTTGGTACTGGATCATTTTACGCTAAGATCGTAGCTGTTTTAAGGCGAGTCAAAACAACTTCACCAACCGAATATAATAATATGAGTACTCTCGTGCTCGAAGTTCAGGGTGGTTCCCATGATGGAAGTACATCGACCGTGGACATAGCCGTTGGTACTAAAAACTTATTTGGTGGTACTAACTCTTACCCGTGGAGTTCCACGGTTACTACTGGTAAAACGGGTATCGTTCTCAATCCATATCAAATAACTGACGCCAGTGGTACAAAATACTCGTATGATATTTCAGTAGAACTTATGTCTTCACGAAACGGTAATCTTGCCAGTATAAGAACCAATTCGAATGTAGGTGATAACCCTGGTCCTGATACTACCGAAAGTATCGAAATCGTATCTTTTGACTATTAAATGTACTACGAGGGGATAAGTCCCCGCGGTACACATAACATTTACGCCCTGATGGTATCAGAGACGGCGAGTACAACAACGCCAGCAATGAAAGCCATGATGACGTAATTTAATTCAGTTTCTTCACGACCAACCTGGGGCTTGGGAGCCTCCTCGGTCTTGGATTTCACGACAGGCTTCTGCTGTCGGACGGGAGGTTCCAATTCCTCCAGCGGACAATACGCTATCATTTATATATATTTAGAGATTAATTTCCGTCTTCTTCTTTCGCCTGGTGCGCTTAGGCTTAGTGGATCCACTGACATTCACCTCCTTCACCTCACCTCCAGTGGAGTCACCCGAAATAGACACGATGTCGGACATGTCATCATCATCGTCAGGTGGGGGAGCCATGGTGGTGTTCATAGGGGGTGGAGGTGGCATCATGATACCACCCATAAGGCTCGAAATGTCTACACCTGGTCCCTGCATCTCGTACTGTCCATTTGTACCACCGACGGGTGCTTCCGTTGCGGGACCATCTGGGGATCTGGTCGTGTTTTGAACCGCCGCCATCATGTTCTTCACGAGATCTGGGTTCTGTTTCATCACGTCATTCATGTTTGGCATCACCGACTTAAACATGCTGTTGGTGAGGTGGAACATCATCGCCGAACCACCCAACATCATGATCAACTTCACCTCGGGGGCGACGCTGACCTTCGATCGATACTTCACGTAAAGCTCCTCGAATACACCATCGTAGTCATCAACATTCTCCATCACACTCTCAGACCAGCCGTCGAGCTGAATTTCAAATGGGTTATACCTCTTATTCAGGAACTCGAGACCAGTCACACAGGCTACGAGCATTCGTCGAGAGAAACGGATAGACTGTTCCACATCGATGCTGTATGTGATCCGCTTCACCTCGGACCTCAACTCATCGACATTGGAGTAGGCATTAAGTCTTTTATTGACAGCAAATCCCTTCTTCTCCAGACGAGCCAACTTGTTCAAGAGATCAGCCTTCTCTTCATCGATAGAAGTATATCCCTTGGAAGGAGCCTCTTCCTGGAAACCACCACCCATGGGTTCATCATCATTGTAAAACACGGGTTCGTCCTCACCATAATCAATCTCTTCCTCTTGGGGAGGCTGCTGAGGAGCCGACTGTTTTGTGGGGTTTACAAATGCATCCATCGCCTCTTGATGTTGTTGGGGTGGTGCCTGACGCATCGGCTGACTGGGTCGTGGAACTGGTTTTGGTCGAGGAGCAGAGATTTGAATCTCATCCATAAGCGCCTGTTCATCGGCGTCTAATTTCATCACCGTCGTGTTTCCTCTGTCGAGTACGATTTCTTCGTCCATCTACTCTCTATATGGAAACTAAAAAAATACCTTTAACGCACTTTAAAAAAATATATGTACATAGTAAATGTTCAACCTCAACAAAGCGAACCGCAATGCGCTCAGTTCGATCGGTGTCTTGTTCGTCGTCATCGTCGCTCTCATGATGTTCCGTGATACCAGTATGTATCAGGCCAGGCCAATTAAGGTTACTCCCATCCGTGAGGGTTCCATCTTCGATCTGGAGAATAAGATCGAGTGTACCCCTGGACGCAAAGAGGGCAGTGCTTACACCAAGTCGCTGACTCCAGGTGGTTTGTGTGGTGCTCAAAAGCTCATCTCGGACATTGCGAGTTATGAGATTTCGGAGGGAATCGGTGGATCTTTAATCTAAGCTAACTATAAATGGCTCTCATCACTTCCCCAACTGAGACTATTCCAGATCTCAACTATGAGTATCACACTCTAACAATTGATACCATCGATCAAAGTAGTGCCAACACTTTCACATGCTTTCTTCAGCAGCCCATAAAAAATGTCGTACAAGCTCGTCTCATTGCGGCTCGTATTAATTCTAATGTATCCACCGAACATTATTACGTTTCCATCAAAGAGTTGGACACCATTTTCAACGATAGGGCGTCGAATGAATATGAAGGACAAGCATCTAAGAGTATGATTCGTGGTTCTTTTGCGAGTCTCATCACCGATGGAGATGCAGTTATAAATTTTAAGGATAACTATCCAATCGTGACCCAATACATCGACCCCATTCGTCGCATCGATCGTCTAACTGTGACAATTCGAGATCAAGATGGTAATGGAATTCTTCCATCGATTCCCGCAAAAGATAATTTCCTCGTTCTTCGTTTCGTGTGTAGAAAACCAAATTTGTAATTTTCTCCCGTTAAAGTAGTATACCATGTCCGCTGGTATTGTTCAATTGATCGCTATCGGTGCCCAGGATGAATATATCGTGGGTGATCCCGAAATATCTTTCTTTAGTTCAACATTCAAAAGACATGCTAATTTTTCACAGTCCATCGAAAAGCAAACCATCCATGGAGCAGTGAAAAACAATTCTATGTCCAGCGTTCAATTCGAACGAACTGGCGATCTTCTCGGTTATGTCTATTTTACTCTCGATGATAAGGCCCAAGCTCTCGATATTCAGAGATGGGATACGATCATCGATAAGGTTGAGCTTCTCATCGGTGGTTCTCTCGTCGACACACAAGATGCCATCTTCACTGAAAAGATCGCTATCGATACTTTTGCTCAAAATGTTTCTAAGAGTTCGAACGGTCCTCACCCAGGTGTGAGCGCTCGTTCGTACTTTTATCCACTTCGCTTCTTCTTCTGTGAGGGACCCCAATGTGCCCTTCCCCTCGTAGCTCTCAATTACCACAACGTTGAGATTCGTATTCATTGGGCAAGTGCGGCCTCGAATTACAACGTGGAGTGCTACGCAAACTATTACTACCTAGACAACGAAGAACGTGGAAACATCGCTTCCCGAAAACATGATCTTCTCATCACTCAAGTACAAAAGAATATCGCATCGGGTGAAATTGTGCAAGATCTCACATTTAATCATCCAGTGAAATACCTCGCATCGTCCGATACGACCACCGATGGCGCTCTCACATCTCCCTCGAATAAGGTTAAACTGAACATCAATGGCCTTGATGTGAGTAATTATAGGTGGGGTAAGCCTCACTTTATCGATGTCATGAACTACTATCATACCAACTTCGTGACTTCCCCAGATTTTTTCCTCTATTGTTTCTGTCTTTCCACAAGTTCTCTCCAACCTACAGGCACTCTCAACTTTAGTCGTTTAGACTCAGCCAAGATCATGAGTGAGAGTATGCCTATCAACGACCCCATATATGCGGTCAACTACAATATACTCCGTATAGAGAACGGTATGGCGGGACTTCTCTACGCAAATTAAAATACGATGTTATAATAAATGGTCAAGAACATACCGACTATTGAGAGATCTACCAAAGTGCGTTTTGGTAAAAATGCTCTAGATGACCAGGCGGAAAATACGATCGTTTTCAATGCGAGTAATGAAAGTTTAAACGCTAATACAGCGAATACAATTTATATTTCACCTGTTCGTTTGAGAGAAGATTATGATGATCCCGCCATCGTACTTTTAATGTATAATAAGGATACGAAAGAGGTTACCGAATCTGGTGAAGCGGCGACTGATATTATTGAAACTACATTACAAGGTGCAGCACTTCGAGGTAATGTGATTAACGTGAGTACTGTGTATTTTAACAATGTATCGCACAATTCATTGGTCACCGATGGAAATGTTGGTATCGTTAATACAAATCCACTTCATACATTCAGTGTTGGATCAAACCTCTATGTCGACGATACAGGATCTAATGTTCTCGTCGTCAATGGTGGTGTTTCAATCGATGGAAACCTCGATGTGAAGGGTGGTATAACGGCAATCACGAGTAATAACCTGATCATCGAAGATGCTATTATTGAATTGGGTAAAAATAATACATCTGAAGATACAACTCTTGATTTAGGACTCATCATGGGTCGACCAGATTCAAATGTCACTGTAGGATTTAAAGAAGAAACAGATGAAATCATTTTAGCATTCACCGAAAGTAGCGCTTATAGCAATGCTATCGTACCCCTAACATCTGAAGATATCAATGTGCATATCTATGGTCGTCTCTACACTGAATCGAATGTTGGTGTTTTAAACACGAATCCAATGCACACCCTCGATGTCGGTTCAAATTTATATGTGGATGAATTTGGTTCGAATATTTTGGTCGTGACCGGAAACACGAGTGTCAGTGGTGATCTTACGGTGGATACTGATACTCTATTTGTAGATTCGTCCGAGAATAAAGTTGGTATCAAGACCGTGACTCCATCCGCAGAACTTCATGTTGTCGGTAACGCTTACGTGAGCTCTAACCTCACTGTAGATACTGATACACTCCACGTTGATGTGGTAAACGACTC